GCAACTTCCAATACTCAGCCCTACCCTCTAAAGTATGGGGGATAGGTGGTTTCTTTCTACGATACTTCAGACGGCAAAGTGCAATCTGTACCCTTATGTTTCCCGTAACTGAATCCATGTCTGTCTCGTCAAATCCATATCTCATCAATACTTCTCTATAGCGAGGACGCATCATAGCAAAGTTTTCCCAAATATCGTAAGCGGTACTCGGTTCTACTTGGAAAAAGCCCAAGGCTCTACCACGGATCTGCTCTAAATTCCGGAATCCGCTTTCAGCCATGCCCGTTTCCATCACTAAATTTACGGCATCTTCACTATAACAATCAAGGTCTTTTAAAACCTTTTTCGTCAAACGTCTAATTGTTTTTTTCAAACCCTACCAAGCTCTACAGGGCCTATAGGTGTACCAAGTCTCATATTATCTGAAAACTCTTGAACTCCTAAAGAATACAACTCATTGTGACCATAAGACCAATACTTCAACTCAACAACATCAACCTCTTGATTGGCAAATATCATCAAGTTGAATAAATACTTGTCTGTGGGAGCAAAATACATAGGATAACACACCCCTCGTATTTCTCCATCCTTCATTGCGTAAATTACATCTTCCATCTTTGGATACCATCTGACATTCTCTTTTGGAAGGTGAATAACCATACTACCATTAAACTCGAAGTCGTGATGGTTAAATTCCAAGGGCACTTCAGGCATTTTTTGGTCATATTTCCCCTTAAGGTGACTCAAACTTATATCTTTACCATCTTTAAGGCCTATGTCTCGTTCAGTTATCTTTTTTTTCATCATTAATCTCTTTGTTTAATAAGTCAATAGCATGTCTCAATACTGTGTTTTCTTCCATAGTCAATTTAACTTTATTGACTACACTAACCACAAGCCCTAAAGCCTCTTTTGCGGTCATTTCAGTAACATCTTTAGTTTTCTCCAATATAACTCTCCCATAGTGTTTTACTTGTGTTGTAATTGTCTAATTTCGCCTGACACTGATTAATTAATTTATTCTTGTTAGCCTTAGTGAATTTTTTTGTCACACTCTTTACCTTAGCATTTTCCAAGTCAATCTCAGCTTGTGCAATTTGCTTCTCTGCGGTTAAGATATTCCCCTGTATTCCTTGTAAACCAACCTTACCGTGTTTCTCTGTTTGTATCATATCTTCCCCTTAATAATTAACGCCAACGTGGAAATTGGCTGCATCAATAGAATTATTAACTGCGGTTGTTACTTCAACAATAATGCCCTGTGAACTAGATCCCAATACCGCTTGGCTTAATGCGGCTCTTTTGTAAGAACCATCATCACCATTTGCGATATCATTATTAGTACCATAATCAGTCGCTAAGTCACAAATCGTAGTTCCTCCTGGCACAAACGCAGAAGCATGGTAAGTCCAGCCAGAGGAAGAATGAAGCTTAAGTTTTACATTAAGCCCGGTTTCTGACGCGCCAGCAAGGAAATCTCCCATTTCAAAATCTGTTACGGTGAAATCTTTGTTGCCGAAATCTTCATATTTGCAGAAGCCATAATTGAAAGTGAAAGCCCCGCTCGATCCCGTAAGCGTGTAAGTTACTTGGCCAAGCCATTTTTTGGAAGTTTCAAAATATTCATCTGTGGAGGCTGCATCGGCATCGGCAACAATTATTTCAGAATCAGCGTCATTCCTCACCCCTGCATCTGTTATTGAAACACCTGTGACCGTAAGAACCAAATCTGTCCCACCTGCACCTGAAGCAACGCAAAAGGCGTGCGCACCGTGGGCCTGTCCTGCTGTCCCGTAAGTTCGCGTAACTGTTCCGCCAATAGTTAAGGTTTCATCGGCGGCGGCTGCTCTATACCAACCTGCGGTATAATGTATTCCTGCATTTCCTACATCAGACAAAGTAAATGATTTAAATGCTGTAACTGGATGGATGAGGTGTTCTGTTCCAGCCCCATCTTGAAAATATAAGGAGTTATCTGCTTTGCCATAAACTGACCAAAAATTAGTCCTTGCGGTTGGGGTTGTTGTCTCTGCACCAAATAAAGCATAGTTGAAAACAGTCTCTCCAGTTGTATAATCAAATATTATTGTGTCATTAGCGACACCAAAAGAATAGAGTTTTAAATCAGTCTCATTGGCTTTCCTTCTCAAGTTCCAAAGGTTTGTTGATGCGCCGGAGAGGTAGACTAATGAAGTCTGTTGGTCTGCGTCTGAATTAACTGTAAAGGTAGTTGTTGCACCAACACCCTTAGCAATTAAATTCATATTAAAGACATTAGTGCCAGTCAATAAATCAAGCGTCGGACTTGCACCATTCACTTTAAATGCTAAAGTTCTATCCGAGCTATCATCCTCATTCCACCATAATGCCAATGTATTGGAATTATTAGTGTCATTTAATTGTAACTCAGTAGCCGTTACCTTATCCATGTAACCCGAAGAGTTTGTCACTAAAGCCTTACTTGCTGTCGCTGTACCTGCTGTTACTGCTGTAAATTCTAATTGTGCTTTTGTTACTGCTACGTCTGTAAATCCAAATGCCATGTCAACCCCCTAATATATGTAAGTCCCGTCCGAAATTCTTATGTAATCTTCAGTCGATTCAATTCTAAATAAATTTATACCTGCCGATGCGTATTGTGCCAACCTTCTGTTTAAACTACCCGTGTAAGATAAAGGTGGGTTTCCCAATGTATTATAGATAGATGTGTTTACATTAATGTCTGAAACTGGATAGGCAAGTAAATAAAGTCCCTGTAATGTAGTGTTAATGCTCATAATATCTCCCAATCGCAATCATACTTCTTCAAAATGTTCACCCCTAAATTGTAATTCCAAGCATACCAATTAGAATCCCTGTAATTACCAACGTCATCATTCTTCTCAAATTCTTTATGGTATCCACTATCTTTACCAACACCATAAATTTTAAAATCTCTGAAACCTGACATAATAAGCCAACTCAAGGCTATCTGATAAGTTGACAATACCTCCCCAAAACATACATTCCCATATTTACTGTCTAAATTCATAGTCTGAGTAAATAACTTGTGAGTGTGTATAGGGACTTTAGTGAGCTTTAAAACATCTTTGTAAGTGTAATTTGAAACAGATTCGTTACTATGAAGCTGTATAGGGATTATTAAGTTCTTGATATCGCCGAGATTAATTTTATTTATCGTTTCATAGTCATTTAGAAACTCAAAATCAACCTCTTTAAATAGATTGGAAGCTGTGTTTATTGTGGCTAAATACCCCTCAACAACAGCGTTTTCAGCAGTCTTCCCCTTGGCTACCAAAGTGACCTTAGAGGATTTCATTCTTCCTTTCCATAGTATCAGCCCTAAACCACTTATTAAAAGCACCAAGACCTGCGGATTGTCTATGGTAGTGTTGTACCAAACAATCAATATCGCAGTAAGAAGTTATCCCATGTCTCCAGGCTTCATGATACCAAATAAAATCAGTTAATTGATTCTCTTCTGGATCTTCAACGTTCTGAGACCGGAAGGGGACTAAATCCATCACACTTCTACTAAATAAAACACATCCAACGCCTGCTGCGAAGATAGGTACTAACTTATACCCCTTGTGTTTGTAGTCTATGTAGTCTTGTATAGTCCAAAGTCTCATTGCACTCGTGGTAGGCTGTTCTAAGTTTTCAAATATCTCACAACCAAAAACACCCCATACCGTAGGTACAGGACATTGCCTGATAATCATTGTAACATCGAATTTACCCATCTCCTCATACTTCGGGTGGGCTTTTACAATATCACTAACAGGGCGAATAATCTCTTGGACTGATTGAACGAAATAAAGACCAGTAACTACTTCAACATCATGTTCTAAGAGTTGGTCTATACATCCATCACTTACTATATTGTCACTCTCAAGCATTAATAGATGAGAGCAGTCAGATTTCAAAAAACAATCTCTTATCACATTCTGTTTTCGGGCGAGTAATTCAACACCTGTTTCGTCTTTTCTATCCGCTAAAGATATAACTTTGAAACCTGCCTGTTCGTACTCTTTAACCCCTTGCTTGTCCTCTTTCCATGAAGAGTTCCAAACGACGATCACCTCGTGACCTTTTGATATGACCTTCAATTTATCAATAAACTTAGGCCGAATATAGGAGTGACCATTGTAAGTAGCCACTCCTATCATTACTTTATTCATAGTCTCCTATGCACTTGTAGCTGTCCAAACTTGACACCCATAGGTATCCTGGAAAACATCAGTAGCCATATTAGCAGAGAAGACATAATCAGTTCTGATTTTCTTCCCTTCTCTCTCAGGCTCAAACCTGATAAGAGGATTAACATAACCGAAGCACAAAGCTCCATCACCGAATATTCCAGCCTTGGTAGCAGTTGTAGAAGTTGTAGTTTCCCTACTTGAATAAATAGGAATACCAGCCAATTTACCTTCAAAACCATTTAACAACCATCTAGCCTGTAATTCAGGTGATCCACCAAATTGATCAGAAGTGACAAGATCATCAGAAATCCCATAACTACCCCAAATCTGCTTGGGATCAAATACACCCCTGTATTGCCCTTTTACACCAGCACTTTTCAACTTCTGTATAGCTGTAAAGTAGTTATCAACAGTAATAGCAACACTTGAAGTCCCAACATCATTTGCAGTAGCAAAACTGTCGAACTTAGCACAAATCAAATTGTCAATCTTTGCACCCATAGCATTAGCACCCAATATACCCAATGTACTGTTGATATTACTCTCTTCAGATGAATCTTGAGCATCATCATAAAGAGGGATATAAAACGTGTACCTTGCAGGGGTGAGTGTTTTCTTATCTGAATTGACGGCAACGGCAGCAGCATCAGTACCAGCATCAGACTGACTGACATCACTTGCGTTTACTTTGTTTGTCCCTAAATTCCACTTAGGGAATGAAATAGTATTAGCAGCATCAAAGCCTTTACTTGTAATCAACGGTAACATAACATTAGCATCAGATAACGCTAACAACGCCTCCGATATTACAATTCTTTCAACTAACGACCCAGCATAATAATTAATATCACCAATAGCCATTCTTATTCTCCTTTAAAAATTTTATTAAAGCGATCCAAAGGTATTGATTGAAAGGTTTTTAATGTCTTTGGTATGGGCTGTCTTCCAACAAGCATACCAAACCCATCAGAATCAGAAATTACTTCTTTGTTATCCCACACATAGACCATCTCACCATCTATTGTTCCTGTTGATACTCTACCCTCTTTATCAGGGTTGAAATCACCAAGCTCAGTTGGTTTATTGTCTACGTCCTTTAAATGTTTAATTGTAATCGAACATTCCTTTTTGGGTTTTAAACTTAGCAGATTCTTTCTTATAAGTTTCCATATCAATCTTTCCAGTCTGAAAAGCAGTAGCTACTTCACCAAGATTCTTGTAAGGAGCTTGTTTTCTACCTTGTAAGTCATCTTGTTCTATATCTACAGCCTTATTTTGCATCGCAACCACATTCTCAAGAACTGTTATTGAAGTATCTTCAAAAGCTTCCCTCTTATCTTCGGGTAACTTACTTAACAACTCTTTTTTTCTATTAGACTTATATTTATCATATTCATCGGCTATAGGTTGTAACGATTCAATGGTTGCCTTCTGTTGGTCTATAACAGTTTGCAATTCTCCATCCTTCTCCAGCTTGGCGAGTTTGGCATTTTCTGCATCAATCCCGATTTTAGCCAACTTTTCGTTAGCCTCTTTTAATGCTGCGTTAGTTTCGTTAAACTTATCCCTTGGAACATATTCTTTCCCACCCTTGTTTTCCTCTTCATTGAGTATTGTAGGTTCTTTATTTTCTTCTGTCAATTTAGCCTCCTGCGAGTATTTAATTAGCAACTTAAACATACACATTCTCATAAAGTTCCAATATACTTGCATAATACAACATTATATGAAACAAAATGTTAGTTATAGTGTTAAAGGGGCGTGAAAAATTGGGAACAACACTGCGAATACAAAAGAGAGTGGTTTAAATTCACAGATTACATACCACATAGAGGACAAGAAAAGGTTCACTTTCCAGAAGAGTATGCTCCTTATAGAGTGTACGTTTGTGGAAGAAGGTTTGGGAAGACGCTATCTGCCGCTAAAGAGCTAGAGGTTACAATGTCTTTACCTGAAACAAGGTCTTGGATTGTAGCCCCTAACCATAATCTTACAGACTTAGTGTTTCGGGAGGTCTGGAAGACTTGTGTTCATAACGAAAAGATGGATATAAGATCCAAGTCTAATCGTAAAGGTGAGAAGTACTTAGAAACAGCTTGGGGTTCAACCTTACATGCTAAAAGTGCTGAGAACCCTGATTCTCTTATTGGAGAAGGATTAGACAAGGTAGTAATGGATGAGTCTGCAAGAATGAAGAAAATCATTTGGGATGAACTCTTGCAACCAACTTTAGCCGATAGACGTGGGGAAGGGATATTCATAACCACTCCTAAAGGGTATAATCATATTTATGATAAGTACAAGCTTGGGCAGGTAGGGCATAAAGAGAAAGACCCTGATTGGTATTCTTATCAAGCACCTTCTTGGGTTAATCAACATGTATTCCCTGGTGGGAAGAGAGATAAGTTTTTACGATCTGTTAAAAGGAATCTAACAAAGGAATCATTCGATCAAGAGTATGGTGCTAAGTTTACAACATATGCAGGCAAGGTTTATCCATTTGATAGGTATATGGATACTGGTAATTTCCCCTACAATCCAGACCTACCAACTTACTGTTCTATTGACTTTGGGTATAGGATGCCTGCCGTAGGATGGTATCAGACTGATTCAAGAGATCACATCTTTAAGATAGATGAGATTTCTCACGAAACCAATATAAAGACAGAGGTGCTTGCAAGACGAGTCTTAGCAAAGCCTTACAGGGTTGTTAAATACTTCGGAGATCCAGCAGGGACATCAATTGGTGGTTCAGGACTCGGAGACATAGAGATATTCAGAAGGCATGGGATAAAGGTACATTACAAAAGAGATAAAGTATCGAAAGACATCTCAGCAGGGGTTGAACATGTTAGAAGCTTTATGGAGAGTGCTGACGGGGAAAGAAAGTTCCACGTTGATAAGAAATGTGTAAATTCAATAGATGATTATGAAGCTTACCGTTATCCTGAAGATGAAGGTAAGGATTTGAAGTTGAAACCAGTTAAAGATGGTTTGCACGATCATACTTGCGATGAAACAAGATATTTCATTATCAATCGCTTTCCAATAAGACGAGGAAGATTCACACTATTAGATAGGAGTTGGTAATGTTATCAGACGAAATGGTAAAAGATGCTTTACAGGTGACAAAATTAGAAAGAAGTAGAAAAAGAGATGAAGAGGTCAATAAAAATTTAGACTACTATTCTTCAAATACAAAACAATACACAATGAAATACTTTGACGGGGCTACAGAGAATGAAGCTCCTTACTCAAACTACAATTTCACTACGAGATTTATAGATAAGATGAGCCGTATCTATCAGGCAGGAGTGATTAGGGATGGTGGTGTGAAGTACAAAGATATGATTAAAAATAAAGAGGTTGCCATGAAACATCAAGAAAAGATGTCCAATCTAAACGGTTCAATGGCTCTCTTACCCACTCTTGGAAAAGACCTTATTTTTAAATACCAACAGATTTATAAGTTTGTTCCATTCTTTGACAAAGACCCTCTGAATCCTGTAGCTTTAGCTTACCCTATAATGTTACCAGTTTCAGACCCTTCAAATACGGATGAATTGGGATGGGGATACTACGACAGCACACATTATAAAAGATTCGACGAGGATGGGACACGGGTACACAGTCAAGCTCATAAACTTGGCGTGTTACCTGTCATCTTCACACATAAGGATCACCAACTCGATGAGTTCTTCGTTGAGGGTGCTACCGATATTATCACCGCTAACGAGCAAGTAAATGTTACAATGACCGAGCTTGCCGTTGGGAGTAGGTATCAGTTGTGGGGACAACCCTGGATGAGTGGGGTAGATACCGATAAAACTTATTCTCGTATGGGTGTCAACAATATCGTCGCCCTTGATGACCCCGACAGTAAGTTTGGGATCGAGAGTCCTGGAGGCGATCTCGAGACCTCTGTTAATCTCGTGAAGTTCATGGTCGAACTTGTCGCTCAAAACAACCATCTCTGGATTACTTGGGCTGAGCAAGGTGGAGAAGTTCCTTCTGGTATCAGCCTGATGATAAGAGACTTGGAGAGACATGAGGACTATGTAGATGGTATAGAGCTTTGGAGGCTGTACGAAGACAAAATTTATGAAGTTGAGAAAGCCCTTGCAAAAGCGAGAGGCGTGGAGCTTAACGAAACCCTTGGATTGGACTTTATTCCACCTGAATATCCTCTTAGCACAAACGATCAGATTCTTTGGGATGACCATAGACTTAAATTAAACATAATTACTGAAGCAGAGCTTACACTTGAAAATAACGAAGACCTTGGTACTATTGCCAAAGCAAAAAAAGTTTGGGAAAAAAGGAAGAAAATAAATGATAAGAATAGAAACGAACTTCAGCTTCCAAAGGCTAGCGAGCCAGCTCCCAAAGTTGATAACAGGATTAACGAATAGAGGGGCAAATGACGCTAAGACGCAATCGTCGAAAACCTTAAGAGGAGGTCTATCAGAATTAAAAGAGTCCACGTTAGAAACAAGGTCCCTCCGAGGGCAAGGTAAAAAGCCGTTAATCGCCGACGGAGGACTCTTAGGTTCTCTAAAATCTTCAAAAGGTGGATTCTCCTTTCTTAAGTATGGACTTCACCATGATGAGGGGTTCGTTACACAAAACAACCCCTTTATCAAAGACAAGAGGTTTAAGTTCAAAGGTAAGAAGATCCCTGCAAGACCTTGGGTTTTTCGTGAGTACACTAAGGAGAACATTAAGAAGTTCTTCCAAGGGTTTAGGAAGGCTTTGAGGAAATAACCTTCAACTCTTCTCGTATCGCCTCTTTAGTATCGTCCATCCAAATGTATTTTTGGTTTTCTGTAGCTATGTGAGGCTGATCTCCTATATTCATACCTGTGGCTGCCTTAATATGGGATTTAGAGGTGCAAGTAACGCCCTCTGTGACAATTTTAAAGACTCGGTATGGTATTGTAGGATTAAAAACCCATAAAGCTCCACAACCATTAGCTACACCCCAATTCATATCAGCCTGCATGTACATAGCCATGCGGACTTCTACATTAATATTCTCCACCCTTGGATAGACTTCTAAATCCTCTATTAAACTATATGGCTCACCTATAAACGCATCCCTCCAAGCTTCTAAGTTTGAGTTTCTTTCAGGAGTCCATCTACGTTGTCTAAGAGTGATAAGATTTTGGGTTTTGTAAGCAATATTTAAAGCTGTTTCACCCGCTGTGATGTGTTTGAAGGATTTATCAAAATAAACTTCTTTTTGTATGTCCTTCGTTCTGTAACCCAAAGACCTTCCCTTAGTCCCTATACCCACTCCACAACAATTCGGCATCATCATAGCTAAAGGCATTAAAAGATGTGTGATTCGCCACTTCCAATCGTAACAAGCGGTCTTCTGGAAGTTGTTCACTTCAGGATTAATGTAAACGTAAAACGATTCCTTTTGCATAAGAAGTCTTTCTTGTTCACATAACGTCAAAAAAGTAACAAAGTCAAAAGTTACTGGCTGTCTTCTTAAATCATAATTAAATATCATTTAAATCCTACCTTTACTTTATCAGCTTTACCTACTGTAAGCTCACATTCGTTAAAGACAGCTTGGGAGTAATCCTCTCCCACATAGGCTACTGTGTACTTTATTAAAGTTCCTTCTATTATAGTATTTATTATGATACCAACCCCACCATCATACATAGTCACTTCTGTTCCTTGTCTGTAAATCTCCATGCTAATAAATCCTTATGTGAGGTTTGACCGTCTTCATACAAATCAACGAAAAAACCTTTGTAAAATACCTTTGAAAATAAATAAAGACGTTGAATTGAAGAACCGTCTTCACAGATTATTTCAACTTTCCCCACCACCACTCATTTCTCCTAAAATTTGAAAATTTAAAGTAATCAAAACCAAACTTAAAATAACCTCCAACTCCTCGTAAGTTTTCTTCACCATAAATGTCTTGCAAAGTTCCAAATACTCTTTATTCATCTCCTCTAACCGTAAAGAGGTTTCAACCTTCGTCATACGTTGCCTCAGCTAACAAGATTTCCTCATGCCAACTCTCTAAGGCATCTTTAGTAGGTCTACCACTTGGTAATTGAGCAACCTTAACATCATCGGCTCTTCTCTTCCACTCATTATGTTCATTACGCATACGATTAATACGCTCCTGCTTAGTTTCAAGATCTATCTCTTCTTCTACAACCTCCACCAATGCCTCTTCAGCATCATCGCCTTTTAACAACTTCTGTGCTTCTAACCACATCTGGTAGGGGCTCGGTCCGTGAGTAACATCTACTTTTTTTATTATCCTACCCCTAAGATCACTTAAATATCTCGCTGCACTAACGTCACCCTCCAATGCCTTGTTAACCATAACCCTGTCCACTTGAGGTAAGAAAGAGTCCAAATATATATCTGCTGCCTTGTGGTACTCTTTAACAAAGATAGGGTCTCTACGCCACTTAAATAGAGCCGTCCTGCTACAACCAACCTCCTTAGCTATCTGTGGAAAGGTTTTCTTAGGATCGGCAATCATAATGTTAATAGCCTTCTTTTGGAGGAGACCAATCCCCGTACCATCCTTAACTATTGCTATGTCGTTTCTACGGTGTTTCAT